GTAAGAAACCCATACGTCAACCCATCTAACGTGTTAAAGGTTAAAGGGTTTGGCTACGAACAATACACTTATTTGGCATCTTACGCCTACGTAATTGCCGCTGGTGGTGCGACTACTACTATCCTACCTTTAACAGGTAACTTGGGTGGAGATTTACGCTTTTACAGAGTAGAAGTTTATGATGGATTTAACCGAGTGGCTGGTAAATTGGACTTAGCTGCTAGAACTACGGCTTTTGTAATTAATACAACCACTTTAGACCCTACTAATAGTTGGACTTTATTTTTTTACGGTTCTGAGGTAACTAACGGAGTTGAGTACAACTTAGATTACAAAGTAGAATTAAATGCTGGTTCTGCTGCTTCTGGTATAACAGGTAGCACTGTTCCGACGCTTAGCGTTTGGGATAATGTTAGCTTAAAACTAGAACTAACGTCTTCAAGTGATGCCGCTTATACGCTTTTTCCAGCTGCTGGTCTAGTGGTAAAAAGAGGCGAAACGGTTGATTTTTCTAGTTATTCTACAGCTTCGGAGTTGGACAATGCTGCGACTTATTTATTTAAGGTGTACATTAAAAAAATTGGACGAGGTGTTTTAGCTGCTTCATTGCCAACACGTTCGACTTCGGATGTATTCCTAACTGTGACAGGTACGCCTTCGTTTCCTTACGCTATCACAACCGCATATACCGAGCTTTTATCGGTGTTAGCCCTTGATGCAACAGCCGCAGGAACAGCGTCCGACGTTCTTACATTAGTACTTAGTAATGAGGGCACTACACCTTCTTTTGTTTTCACAGGTACTGCCGTTACAGGGGTATAAAATTTAATAAAAAATGGCTACAATAATTAAACCTTCTCAGACAATTTCACTATCGGCTAAAGAAACAAATACCTTGTTTTACGAGCCGATTTTTATGGAAATGTACCAAAGTGACATTTTCAAAATTATGCTTAATGTAAGAAACACCGCTAAATTTGGTTTTATCAGACCATTGGAGCGAATTTTACAAGCTAAAACAGGTTGCGGATTCACGCCTATTGGCTCTATGTCGGTTTACGACAGAGAGATTCAAGTTTACCCTTTTAAAATTAATGTTGAGCTTTGTGTCGATGTTTTTAAAGACACAATTTTAGACAATTTACTGAGTAGAGGGTTAAAAATGAACGACTTAACAGGTACGGTTTTGCTTCAAATCCTCCTAGATGTTTTAAAATCTGCTGCGGTGGAGGATATTTATAATCTAGTTTGGTTTGGTAACAGGGCTAGTACAGACACGGCGATGAATTTCGTAGATGGGCTTTGGAGTGTTCATATCCCCCAACTAATCGCTAGTAACTTAGTTCCTGTTTTTGACACAAATAGCGGCGTAGCCTTAACGGCGGGTGACGGTTTGGCGTATATTGAAGGGGTTGTAAAAAACTCTGACATCTTACTTAGAATGTCGCCAAAAGATTCTAAAAGGATTCATGTAACAGGTAAAATTTGGGACCAATACGAAACCGATTTAATCGCTTTAGGAGGTGGAGATGCTGGGCGTACTCAATTAATTGACGGCTCTACAGTGTTGACATACAAAGGAATACCTGTAATTCCTAATTGGGCATGGGATGAATACGATGAGAATGTACTGGGATTACCAAACGAACACAGAATTTTGTTTACAGTAAAAGAAAACTTGGTTATTGCAACCGATATTTTAGGAACAGAAACAAATTTTCTTACTTGGTACGATGAAAAGGAAGAGATGAATTACATCAAATCCCAAGGCGAAATAGGAACAAATTACGTTCACCCAAAACTTATGTCAATAGGTTTATAAAAATCAAAATATGGCTTGTTTAACATCAGGTGTCGCCAACCCTTGTGGCGCAAAAGTAAGTGGGGGTTCTAATTTTATTTATTTAGCTGAAAAAGCTGACGTTGCGACAGTTACGGTGGGCGCAGGTGGCGATATAACGGCGATTGCGATGGTTGGTTTAGCGGTTTTTTACAAATTTGAATTTGATAAAAAAACTGGTGCTGTTTTTACAGAAGACCTAACGAACGAAACCGCTACACAGGTTTTACAACAGTACGTTATGGACTTTAAAGGTCGTTCAAATGTGACCCGAAATGCCGTAATGGAATTGGCGGCTTGTGATTGTGGTTTAGTGGTAATACATGGCGAAAATACAGGTGCGGTTTGGCTTTGGGGCTTTGACGAAACAGAGGAAGCTTTTTTGCTTGGCTCTGCCTCTACAAGCGGACGTTTAAAATCGGATGCTAATATCGAAACGCCTACCTTACAGGCGATGGCGACTGAAAAAGCTAGAGTATTTACCCCAGGTTTGGCAGGTATTCCAGTCTAGATCTTAATAAATAAAAATAACCAAAGGGATAAGGGAGGTTTCCTTTATCCCTTTTTTAATTAAAACAAAATGACAAAAATTAAAAAAATGAGTACTATTCAGACCACACTAAAGCTAAATCCTAAATTCTTAAATTGTAGATTTTCGGTACTGCTTGGACGTTTTGGGAAACAATTAAATAAGGAAGGGAAAGACTTTAGTTTGGACGAATTAGCGGAATTTTGGTTGATTTCTGACCAAAAAACTAGAGGTAATTTATTCTTAGGAATACTAGCACCTGACTATATTAGCCCATTTGATTCAAAGTCAAAATTTCCAAAAATAAATGAGGACGAAGACCAATAAGACCAACTTAGAAAAAAAAGGAATCGTTAATTCTGCTGTTATAAAAAACGGTAGAGATACGAATGTTTTAGATAGCGATTTGCCTACTGAATATCAAGAAACATCGGACGCCAACGGTCAAATTATAGACGATAAATGGGTTCGTTTTTTTGATATAGGTAGTACCTATTTAAAGGGATTAATGGCTTTGGTTTCTAATTCTACAACTGCTAGAAACATAATAAACCAAAAAACGGCTTTAATTATTGGGGATGGTTTTATACCAGCGCAAAGCAAAAATGTTCCTTTTTTACAGACTTTTAGACGGTTGCTAAAAAAAATATTAACTTCGGATTCTGAAACCGAAGGTTTGAATAATTTAATCGGGCGTGTTAACTTAAACAACGAATCTCTAGAGGACGTAATGAGAAAAATAGCCTTTGATTTTACGGCGTTCGGCAATGCGATGGTGGAATATGTTAAGGTAAGACAAGGCGGTAAAGAGGTTGTTTATATTTATCATATTCCATTACATACGGCTGCGGTTAAAAAGATTGACCCTCTTAAAAACATAATTGAAGCTATCGGAACTTGTGCGGATTGGGAAAGTGGCAGCAGGAAGGTTAAAGAAATACCTTTATATCCAACTTGGGAAAAACAAGGCGATTCTCAGCGTTCAGCGGTTCATATAAAAAACTATTCTCCAGCTTATTTTTACTGGGGAGAGCCCTCTAATATATCCACAAGACATTGGCAGGAAATAGAATACAGAATACCAAAATATAATATCGCTAAATTTGATAACGGCTTTAAACCGTCCGCTTTTGTTCAGTTTTTTGGTCAAGTTACACCAGCGGAAGGGGAGAAAATAATACAGGATTTTGTAGATTTTCACACTGGAACTGGAAATAACAATGGCATTCTTGCGCAGGTGCTTTCTGACGAAAAATACAAGGCCCATGTAGAAATATTTGAAGATAAATCGGAGGGCAGTTTTTTAGAACTTGAAAGGATGGCAGCACAGGCTATTATTACTGGAAGCGAGTGGAGCACGGCGTTGAGCGGAATTGCAACCGTTGGAAAATTAGGCAGTAACCAGCAGATTAGAGACGAATTGGAGTTAGTAATAAGTACTGTTATTAAAAAAGACAGACGTAAAATAATGCAAAAAATAATCAATCCTTTTATTTTCGAGAATGCAGAATTAGGGGTTATTTCTAAGGGTATTATGTTAGAAATAGCTAACTTAGACCCTATCGGTTTATCGGCTCAGATTGATGCAAATTTAGCCTTATTATTAAACGAGAAGCGAAGAGTTTTAGGCTATGATGGACTAGATAAGGAACAAGAACTTAAACTAAAAGAAGAACAAAATGGCAACGGTAATAACTTTAATTAAGCCAATCGAAATTACAAGGTCGGGGATTTTTAAAGCCGCTCCAGTCGGAACGAGTTTTGATGCTTCCCTGTTAGCCCCTAATATTTACCTAGCTGAGGACAGATTTATAAAAGACTTTATTAATAAAGCATTTTATGATGATTTAGTGCTTCAAAAAAACGTATTACCGAGCAACTACAACCCCCAATTAGGGGCTATAGTACTAGCTTATCCACTATTACCACTTTACGAAACACTTTGGACACAGGCACTTTTGCCGTTTTTGTCAAGGGCGGTTTATTGGCAATCTTTGCCGTCAATTGTCCTTCAAGCTGGGAGTATTGGGCTATATACTAACAACTCGGAATTTAGTCAATCTGCTGGAATTTCTGGTCTAAAGTTTATGTTAGACAACGAGTTACAAAATCTTGAACGTACAAAAAGTATTATCATAAATTTTCTTTGCGATAACAAGGCGGATTACCCTTTATTTTCTACTACAGGATATTGTAGCGATTGTGAAGACGAGCCAAAATTATTAGCTAAAAGCGGCTTTATAACCTACAAAAAAAAGTAAATTTCTCCATATCAGAACTAAAATAAAACTGCTGCACGTCCAATTTTCAGCTGTTTACGTAAATAAATCCCCTTTTATTAACGAGTTTTTATATCTAAAGTGGTTTTATAACATACAAAAAAAGTTAAATATTATGGATGAACTTTTATTTAAGCTCTTAGAGCAAACACCTACTATAATTGTTTTAGGAGTTGGGATTTGGACTATCTGGAAAGACAGAAACGCTATTGCTAAAGATAGCGAAATAGAAAGAAAAGAAATGCTAAAACTGATTGAGCGATTAGCCAAAGAACATCGCTTAGAAGTTAGAGAACTACAAAGCTACCAAAGAACGGTAGAGAAAGATTTTTTAAATATGTTTGGCGAAATATGCAACACACTGGAGCAGATTTCGGATAACATAAAACCATTCAAAAATTAACAAAATGAAAGATGAGAAACAACAGTTAGAAGTTTTAAAATTGAGGCTAATTGCTATACAAGAAAAACTTGGAAAAAAGGCAGCTGGCAAAAGCGTTACTGACGAAAAACAAGTTCAGCGACTACCATAAAAAAAAGCTACTATAATATAGTAGCTTTAAAAACCCGAAATACCCGATTCATCAAATTTGTTAAAAAATGATAATTTCTACATCTTGTAGAGCTTAAAGGTAATAAGAAAATTTGGTTTTTGGTTTTAATTAGTTATTTATTTCGCCTCAATATTAATTTATTGAGGCGTTTTTTATTTAAAAGTGGTCAAAAAAGGGGTAAAAGTGTTAAAAAGTGTTAAAATTATGTCTTTTTAGTTGAAACTTAAAAAGAATTGTCTAAAATACTTGACATTCTAAATGGGTTGTTGTATATTTGTAAGGTGATAAAGATACAGGGTATCGGCACAAACAATTATTAACAATCAAAAAAAATAAAAATGAAACTTACAGTAGCGAATATCGAAAAAATGTGCGAAGAGTATAATGTTTCTGTAGATTATACAAGTGTTTTACTATTAGAAAAAATCGTCTTTTTAAATGTGGATGCAAAAAAAGCCAAATTAATTATTAAGGAATTTTATAAATTCCAAACTGGATTTACGTTTTCCTTTTTAAATTCTACTATTGTGATTGAGGGCGTTAATTTGGAATGGGAGTACGACTTCCTTAACACCGATATTTACGGTGATAATGGAGAGGTTGTTTGCGTAAGCAAAGGACGTATTGAGGACATCGCTATTTCTGACACCTATGGAAGCTACGGTCAAAGTGTTACCCCTGAAGATGCTGGGGATTGCTTCATATTATTAACGCCTAAGGCTGTAAAGTTGGCTAATAAAGCCTACCACGACTACCACGAAAGTAGTCGAGAAGAGAGAAAAGAACTTGTGATTTTTGAAACTGGAGAAACATATTCATGCTACGAATTTGGGGAGCATTTAGATGAGATTACCCACAAGTTAAAATCTGGCAAAGATTACGAAATGGAGCGTGCCTATTGTTCAGGATTTAATTATCACGATGGAAACAATTGGCAGACAGTTGTCGTTGAAACGCCAAACGGCGAGCCAAGTGTGGAGCTTATTAATGACCAAGAAAACATTCTACAATGGCACATAGCGATTGCTAGAATGGAGCACTACTCCGAAGGAAACGGCATAACTAGATTCTCATCAGCTGGTTTTTGGATTGATGAATCCAACTGGGCGGACGCTTGGGAGCGTTACACTATTTTGGAAAACGAAGAAAACAACTAATTAAAATCAACAACCAACCGCTATAATATCGTAGCGGTTGGTAAAAATTAAAACATGACAGATATAAATAACATCCAAAGGTTAAAGGATTTTTTGACTTTTTTTGAGGTGCATGCAAATTCTTATAATAGTAACGGCTTGTGTTATTACTACGCCTCATTCGTAAAACACAATCGGGGTTCTCAACAAACCCTGCTTAATTATATAGGGAATTCGGACTTAAAGATGTTCGAGAGCGACTATCCAAACGCTTATGCGTTTGCGGAAACGGTGGCAGTTGGAACATTGCACAAAAGCTGCTATTGGTTTAGTAGCAAGGCAGAAAGAGTTGAATTTTTAAAGCAATTTATTAAAAACTTAGAAAAAGCTAAAAATGATTAACGACATAAAAACATTAAAGGAGTTTTTGGTTTTTTATGAGGTACATGGAAATAATATTAACGGATTGTGCTATTATTATGGCTCATTCCTAGGGTATTATCTAGGTTCTCCACGGAAAATATTCTTTGATTATCCTAGTATGTTTGAGTTTGCAAAAAAAGTAACTACTGAATCAGATATTTATAGGAGTAGTTACTGGTTTAAGGGCAAAGCAGAAAGGATTGCCTTTTTAAAGGCGTTTATTCTACACTTAGAAAAAAACCCAAATGATTAACGACATCCAAAGATTAAAGAAGTTTTTGACTTTTTTTCAGGTACATGGAAATGATAATAATAATAACGGCTTGTGTTATTATTACGCCTCATTTCTAGGTTATACCATTTTGTCTAAACGGCAAGTCTTACTTAATTATATAGGGAATTCGGACTTAAAGCTGTTCGAGAGCGACTATCCTACCGCTTTTGAGTTTGCGGAAACGTTGGTAGTTGGAACGTTGAACAAAGATTTCTACTGGTTTAGGAACAAGGCGGAGCGTATTGCCTTTTTAAAACAATTTATTAACCACTTAGAAAAAAAACAAAATGAATAACCAAACCAAAGAATCAAAATTAATTTGCGACTTTCTACAGAGCCGAAAATTGATTTGTATTAAAGCTTTAGAAGAGCGTTGTGGACTACCAAACACAACAATTTCCCAAGCTTTAAACGGCTCTAGAAAGATACCCAAAAAGCACTTAGCCTTAATTACGGCGGTGCTTGTACTGTACGGATTTGAACAAAAAAACGCCCCAATATTAATTTATTGAGGCGTTTTTTATTTTTATTCGTCAAAAACAGCTCAAAAGTGTTAAAAAGTGTTAAAATTGCGCCTTTTTAGTTGAAATGTAAAAATCTTTGTCTAAAATACTTGACATTCTTAATCGAGTGTTGTATATTTGTAAGGTGATAAAGATACAGGGTATCAGCACAAACAATTATTAACAATCAAAAAAAATAAAAATGAAACTTACAACTGCAATTCGTTTATTCAACAGAGAAATTGAAACTACAGAGAAAAATAACCACATCCAAATCGCCTTGGATGATTTCATCGCAGACTATTGCGATGCAAACGAAATAGAGGAGGATGATTTGGAGGAGGATGATTTGGCGGAGCAGATTTCAAACTGCCTAGAATACGACTTAGGTATTTTAGAAGACTAAATAACATAAAAAACGCCCCAGCAAATTAATGTTGGGGCGTTTTTTTGTTGATTTAGATACTTTAACGCTCGACCTTAAACACATTTACAGAATCTAAAACGGCAAAGCCCTCTCCGCCTTCTAGCATTTCCTTTGTTCTCTCTATTTTAGCTATTAAAAGGGTCTCTTTTTTTTCCTCTTCCTTAGCGATTAAGAGATTCATACTTTTGACCGCCACGAAATGGTTGGCAATAGCTTGTTCTTTATCCGTTCCGCTGTCGTCAATACCTATTATTCGACCACGCTTACCAGCTATAGCATCCCATTCGCAAATAATTATTTCAAAGTGCCAAGGCTCACTTGTATTGGCGGTTGATTTTCTGTACATTGTACTAATATAGTACCTATGTTTTAAGATGGTACATAATAGTTGATATTCTTTATTTTCCATTTTTGTTAATTTACAAATGATAAAAACAAGCTAGCTACTCACATAACTAGCTTGTAATTCAATTAGTTTTGGTTAATAATTTTGTTTCTATACCAAACGCCATAACGCCTACACTCCTTCACTTTTTCGATTATTTCGTTTTCTTTGTCGAAACATCTAGTAAAGTTCAAAACGGTTATGCGACGTTCAATTGGCAAATGTTCAACCTCGTGTATGTCTGTCCTGTCGTACATCAAATTGAGGAGCGAAAATGGCGTATTTACAAGGCAATACACGACTTGAGCAAACGACCTATTCCAAAGCATCATATAGCCCCTTTGTTGCCATTCATAGTCGGAATTTTCGCCATGTTCTGGAAGCTCTGGAAACGTTTCTTTACTCCAAGGCGTTTTTGTGTCGATGATTGTATCATCCTCCTCGAAGTCTATGTCACAAGTTCCTTTAATCCAATCGTTGAATTTTGATACTTCATTTTTTTTGAAGGTTTGAAAACAATAATCGCCATAAAGCTGAATACTTTCAGCTTCGCAAATATCCCCTTTAGAGGTCTCTTTGTTGCCAAACGATTTTTCATACTGGTATATCTGCTGCTTAACTAAGTCCTGTACGTAAGTTTTGGCGGTTTGACTAAGCGAAAACTCATGTTTACAGTCTCGCTTTTCAATAAGTCGGAGCATTTCGACTTCTTGTTTTGGGGTTCTTTTTGGCTTGTCAATTAGCGTTTGTAAGTCCGCTTTTTGGTTTTCGGTAAGCCCGATAGATTTGCCAGTTCCCATTATTTTTCCTAAACTTGAGCACCTAAACAGGAGGTCTTCTATTAGGGGTTGAACAACTTCGTTATCTATCATAGTTCGCCTAGTTTTCGAAGCTGGTCTTCCGTTAATATAATTTCTTCTAAAAGCTGCGCCTTATTAAACCCCTTAGAAGTCCAATAAAGGTAAAATTTAATAAATTCCTCCCCCTCGAAGCTTACATTTAAATTACCTAAAATAGCGTATTGGTCCCCAGTAAGGGCAAAAACCTTTCTAAGTTCTAGCTTAGAATATTTTCCAGCTTTGATTTTTTCAACCGCCAATAAAAAACGTTCTTGTGATATAAGCTGTAAAGCTTTTTTCTTAGTCGGAATAATGCCAACGCCCCCAACCTTGCCCGACATCGAAACTTTTTCATTTACGTATAGCGTAACAGGTATATTGTTCCAATCCTGTACAAAAGGGCTCTTCATTAATGCCTCCAATATAGACCCATTGGTAGCGTTAATAATCATAGGCTTAATTTTTTCCACAAAATAAGCAATGTCAAAATCGCCTATTTTGCCAGCAACCCTAGCTCCGTACTCTTGTTTTACGTGGGATATGGTTACTTGTAGTGGTGTTCCCTGCTCTATCATGTCCTGCAAGTCTGCCTTGCTTAAATGGTCAGACTTGAACACATTTCTATAATGGTCTTTCTTTTCCTCTTTCATAATTCGTTTTTTTTGTTAATTGTTAATATAAACTTTAAAATGTTCCTTAAATCCCCCATCAACCCAAAAATCTACAAGGCTTTGAGCAACCTCTTGTAGGGAGGTTTCGCAAAGCCTTGTAGATTTTTGGGTTGATGG